ATTGCCTGCTGCTCAGGCAGTTGGATGCCGTGTCTCGGGGTGATTGCGACCGCCTGATGGTACTGATGCCGCCTGGCTCCGCGAAGTCGACCTACGCGTCGCTGCTGTTTCCCGCCTGGTGGTTCACCCAGCATCCATACAGCTCGGTGATCGTCACCTCACATACGGCGAGCATGGCCGAGGACTTTGGCCATCAAGTGCGCGAACTGGTCCGGGAATATGAGGATCAGCTTGGCTACGGGCTGCAGCGAGGACGACAGGCTGCGGGGCACTGGCAGACGACGAGCAAGGGCGAATATTTCGCCGCAGGTGTGCGCGGTCCCTTGACCGGGCGGCGCGCCGACCTCGTCATCATCGATGACCCGGTCAAGTCGCAGGCTGAGGCAGATAGTCCGACCTTACGAGAACGTCTGTGGAATTGGTATCGCTTCGATCTAACAACGCGGCTCAAGCCAAAGGGCCGCATCATACTGATCATGACCCGCTGGCACGAAGACGATCTGGCCGGTCGCCTGCTTGCACAGAATGCATCTGAATGGATTCTCATCCGCCTTCCGGCCCTGGCCGAGGAGAACGATCCTCTCCGGCGCCAGCCAGGCACGGCGCTGTGGCCGGATTGGGAGGACGAAAAGGCTCTGCAGCGCCGGCGCGACACGATCGGCGAACGCGCCTGGTCTGCCCTATATCAGCAGTCGCCGCGGCCGATCACGGGAAGCCTGTTCAAGACCGATTGCATAGCGATGATCGATTCGTTGCCAAGAGGCGATGCGGGCGCGGTCGTGCGCGCATGGGACCTCGCCGCGACGGAGTCCCTGGGCCGCAGCGAGCCAGATTGGACTGCGGGCGTGAAGCTGATGCGCTGTCAGCACGGTCGTTTCGTTGTGCTTGACGTGGTCAGGCTTCGCGGGACGCCATATGAAGTTGAGGACGCGATCGCGGAGACCGCACGTATCGATGGCACGTCGGTTAGAATCGGCCTGCCACAGGATCCCGGCCAAGCCGGTAAGCATCAGGTGAGATACCTCGCCGCTCGTCTTGCCGGCTATCCTCTCAAGACGACACGCGAAACCGGCCCGAAGACCACCCGTGCAACGCCGGTGGCCTCCCAGATCGAGGCGGGCAATGTCGCCATGATGCGCGCCGAATGGAATTACGCCTTCCTTGAAGAACTGCGCGATTTTCCATTCGGCAGAAAGGACGATCAGGTTGATGCGCTATCGCACGCCTTCTCGATGCTGACGGAGGACGGACCGCCGGCCCGGCGCCTCTCCTTGCCTGTCCTCACACGCTAACGACCAAATTACCGTCTAGCAGACCATGTTCGAGACGATCTGTAATCTCATCCCTCGCGATCTTCAGTATCCCTCCCGAGCACGCACGCTGGATATTCTGAGGCGCGTCCTGGACGGCAAATTGTACGACGTGCTTCCTTACCAGTTTCATGAGGAACGAGGCGCAGGTGGCGAATATATCCCCCTGCGCAACCGTCGCCCAAGCGTACGATATGCGCTGTGTCGCATCGTCGTAGAGGACAGCGTTTCCCTTCTGTTCAGCGAAGGTCACTTCCCGACGATCGATTGCGACGACCGCACAATTCGCACGGCACTCGGAGATATCGCTAAAGAGGCTCGCCTGAATCTCGTTATGACCGAGGCAGCGATGCGCGGCGCAATTGGCTCGGTCGTGATCCTCATGCGTGTGCTGCGCGGGCGCGTCTTCTTTGAAGTTCTAGATACGACATACCTCACTCCCCAATGGGATCCGCAACAGCCTGACACGCTGATTCGCGTGATTGAAAAATATAAAGTGCCTGGTTCCTTGCTTGGCGCGAATGGATATGACCTCGCCGATCCCACCGTAGAATACTGGTTTACGCGGAGTTGGGATACCGATGCCGAGACTTGGTTCGTGCCCACTCCGGTCGGCAGCACATCCGAGGCCGACATCGACGAGCAGCGCACCGTCCAACACAGCCTGGGCTTCGTACCGATGGTCTGGATCCGGAATTTGCCGGGCCCGTCATCCACTGGCGACAAAGCCGACGGCGCCTGTACGTTCCGGGCAGCTATCGAGACGCAAATCGAGATCGACTACCAGCTCAGCCAGGCAGGTCGGGGTCTCAAGTACAGCAGCGACCCAACGTTGCTGATCAAGGAGCCAGCAACCACAGACAATGAGATCATCAAAGGTGCTGGCAATGCTCTCGTTGTAAGCGAGAAGGGTGACGCGAGGTTGCTGGAAATTGGCGGCACAGCATCGGCCGCCGTGATCGAATACGTGCGAACTCTGCGGGAGCTTGCACTGGAGAGCGTACACGGCAACCGGGCCAATGCCGACCGATTGACGGCAGCCCAGTCAGGCCGCGCGCTTGAGCTGATGAATCAGGGCGTTATCTGGCTCGCCGACAATCTGCGCGTCAGTTATGGTGAGGGTGCGCTCCTCGCGCTTGCTCGAATGATGCTGCGCGCCTCGCAGGTCTATCAGCTCAAGGTCATGGGCCGGGAGCTTCCTGCAATGCCACCCGATGCGCGGCTCTCGCTCAACTGGCCACGGTGGTATCCACCGACGGCCGATGACGGCAGAAGGATGCACAGACGCTGAGCACTCTGGCCAGCGCCGGCCAGATCAGCCGCGAGAGCGCCGTAAAAGCGATCGCCGACACCTTCGATATCGAGGATGTGCCTGCGGAACTCGCGCGTATCGCAAACGACCGAGACACCAACGGAAACAACTAATGTCACACAATGACACGCCTGCCGGACCGGGGACTGACCCGGTTGCTGAGCTGCGCGAGCGCGCCGAGGCGCTGGAGCGTCGTTTGGCCGAGACCGAGCAAGAGGCCCGTACACGCATTCTTCGCGCAGAGCTGAAGGTCGAGGCTGTTCGAGCAGGTATCGTAGATCTGGACGGGCTCAAGCTCCTCGACCTCAAGAATATCGACCTGACGCCGGAGGGCGAGTTGACCAACGGGGCGGAATTGATCGCCCAGCTAAGGCGAATGAAGCCTTGGCTGTTCGGAGGCACTTCGTCCTCGAGCCCTGCCACTCCGCCGCCGCCGCGCCCCCCCCGGCAGAAGCTGGCCACCGAAATGACCGATGACGAATACCGAGCCGCCCGGGCAGCGATCCTGAGGCATCAATCATAGAGGACACATGCCGAATGGGCATTCAGAACTTTCCCCCCGCGCTGCAACCCATCATCCAGCAGGGGTTTCTTGAGCGCGAATTTCAGCAGGCACTTCAGTCGCGACTTGGCTACCGCGCATGTGCCGATCGGGTTCAGATTTCTGTCGGGATTGGCGAAACTCTGACCAGGACGCGGGCCGGCTTGAAGCCAAGCATCACGACGCCGCTTGTGCCGAGTACCAACACTAACCTCGACAACGGCCTGACGCCATCGGGATGGGGCGTGGAGCAGTACACAATCACCATCAACCATTTTGCCGCAACGACCGACCTCAACATGGTGACGAGCCGTGTCGGCATTGCTTCGCAGTTTCTGCAGAATGCCTATGTGAACGGCGAGCAGGCCGCCCGGAGCCTTGACGAGCTGGCCCGCAACGCATTGTTCAGCAGCTACTTCGGGGGCAACACACGCGTCCGGACCACCTTAGCAAGCCCGGCTACCGCCATTTCCGTCGACGACATCCGAGGATTCCAGAATGCCTTCGTGAATGGTGTTCAGCAGGCTGTCAGCACGACGAACCCCCTGACTGTAACCGTTGGCGCCAACGCTTATACATTGGTCGGCGTCACAGCAGACATTATCAACGTATCGACCGCACCGAACGGCGTGTCCGGCACCCTGACCTTTTCGGGTAACGTCTCGGTATCGGACGGCACTGCCGGGAATGCCACAACCTCCGCCATTGCTTCGGTGATCGTCCGGCCTTCGCAACGAGCCACGACCGCTGCTCTCACTGCCATCGACATGCTGACGATGTCATGCCTGTTGGATGCAGTCGCCAAGCTCCGCATGAATGCGGTTCCAGAGATTGATGGCGTCTACAACTGCTATCTTGACCCAGTGTCCGCACGGCAACTGTTCGCCGACCCAGACTTCAAGCAGTTGTTCCAGGGTGCCACTTCCGCGAACCAGGTCTTCCGTCAGGGAATGACCAACGATTTCCTCGGCTTGCGCTTCATCCCAACGACCGAAGCCTTCGTGCAGGCGCATCCGACACTGGCCGGTTTGATGGTCCGGCGCCCGATCATCTGCGGCCAGGGAGCACTGATCGAAGGCGATTTTGCTGGAATGGCAGCCGATGATGTGGTGCCGAAGGACTCGATCGTTGCGGTTGTCGACGATGTCGCCATGGTGACGCGCGAACCGATCGATCGTCTCCAACAGATCATCGCCCAATCGTGGTACTGGATCGGTGGCTTCTGTGCGCCATCCGACACCACGACCAATGCGACTACGATCCCAACGGCCACCAACGCCGCATTCAAGCGTGCTGTAATGGTTGAGCATATAGGCTGATCCCTCGAAATCGGAGCAGCACATGGCCACTGGCTCCATTACGCCGTTCCGCCCAACGGGCACTGTGTCGCTCAGCGCAGGCACGTCTTCCGGCGCGGTTTCACTCACAGGAGGGGGCGACTCGGTCGTGGTGACCAACACCAGCGCGTCCCTTGCGTATGTCCGATTTGGTGCAGATCCGTCTGTGTCGGCGTCCACCAGCGATATGCCAGTTATGGCAAACACGCGCGTCATGTTGTCGGTGAACAACCTCGTCGGTTATGCCGCAGCACTACTCACCGCCGGCAGCGGTACGGTGTTGTTCACTCGCGGTGATGGGTCTTATGTTTGATGGTGTTTACGGACTCTGAGAAGGCCGACATCCGTCGTTTCTGCGGCTATCCAGCGTATGGCGCGGGGGCGTCGGGCTTTCAAAACTGGCGCTTTTTTCAGGTTTACGGGCTCCTTGAGTATCGCATGAACAATCTCTCCGACACCGAGGTAGCGGTCGTGCGGCGGTATCTGGGCACACTAACCGTGCTGGAATATGCGGTGCCACGCGCGGGAGAAAACCTCGATACCGACCAGGCGGCGGTCTGGACCCGTAACCGTGACGAGCTGCGTGACCGCACCAGATTGTTCGACGACTGGCGTCGCCGGCTTTGTGGTTTCTTCGGTATTCCACCGGGACCGGCGTTGACCAACAGCGGCATCACAATCGTCGTGTGACAATGGACCCATCTGCACTGCAGGATCGCATTCACTACGGCCTGAATGCCGCAGCCCGCGCTGTGGGGGCCGACGCTGACGCCTATAGGCCCGCAGGTGTCTCCGATCCCATGGCCCCGGAAAACCGATTCATGCGTCTGCGAGCCGCGTTCAGTGCACGCGATGGCCGGTTCGCGCATCCCAACGCGTATGGCGACGCACTTTGGTACGGCGTGTTCGATGCCGCCTACACGCGGCCTGGTGACTATCTCGCCCAGCCGGGTACGGTTTGGTTTATTGCCGCACAACATCGGCTGCTGCCGGTGCTATGCGTGCAGACCAATCGGGTCGTCTCGTTCTTCCGCCCCGGGGCTCCCTCAAATACCGGCGTGAACACCTATGGCGGGGTCGTCACTGATACCAATGCGGCCCTGTTAACGAACTGGCCGGCTAGCGTACTGGGTGTGGCTGGTCGGGGTCATCCGAGCGCGGATCTGCCCAGCGATGAGACGATCCCCTACTGGACCGTGCTGCTGCCGGCAATCGAAGGCGTGACGCTGATGCCGTCGGATTTGATGACAGACGATCTCGGGCGGAACGCCGTCGTCTCCGCTGCCGAACTGACCGACTTGGGGTGGCGCATAACGGTGAAACAGGCAACCACCTGATGGCCGACCAGTCGGATGTTGAGACGGCGCTGGTCAACCTGGCATCAGCGGCGCTGTACCCGAACGGCATAGGCGAAGCCAGCCTCCCTGGGCCGGATTGCCGCATCTACCGTGGCTGGCCGATCCCCGTGGCGCTGGATGCCGACCTGACCGCAGGGAGGATCAATGTCACTATTTTTCCTTCTGGCGGTGAGAGCAGGACAACAACTCGGTACGCGGAACAATGGCTGGGTTCGCCTGCACAGCCGACCCTCAGTGCTTCAGTCGTTGGGACTGCCGTGACATTCGATGGCGCTGCCAATATCGGTCAGATCGCGGGCATTCTCGCGGACGGCGAGAGCTACGCTTATCGCACGCGAGCGGGCGATACACCCCAGTCGGTCGCGGCAAACCTCGCAGCGATGGCACGTGGAAACTCAATCGTCCTGCTGTCAGGCGGCACTCTCACGATTGCCGGCGTTGGCCGACTTCTGGCGCGGGTGGTCGCGGACGCACCGGTGCAACAGGAAGTGCGCCGTCAGGTGCAGGGCTTTCGGGTCACATGCTGGTGCCCAACGCCTGCAACCCGCGATGCCGCCGCGGCCGCAATCGACCAGGCCTTGAGCACCCAGCACTTCGTCGCGCTCGCGGACGGTAGCAGTGGAAGGCTCACCTATGCCGGCACGGCTGTATTTGACCAGTCGCAGAACGCTCGGTTGTATCGGCGAGACCTCTCCTACAACGTGGAATTCCCGACGATCGTGTCGAGCTCTCTGCCCGCGATGCTGTTTGGCCAACTCGGGTTGAACTCCGCGTCCAGTACTGCCTGACCCAGGAGATTTCATGGACATCCACCTCGTTGTGGTGAAGCCGTTCGGCAATTTTTCGCGCGGCGACATCGTTACGGATGCGACCCGCATCGCCGCGATCCTGAGGAGTGAATATACACGGTGGGTCGTGCGCGTGGCCCGCCAGGTGCGCGAGGGAGCCTGAAAATGCCCATTGTCCAGCAAGGTAGCATCAACACCACCGCACTCGTGGTGCCGGATCTCTATGTCCAGATCGTTCCCCCACAGAACCTTGTGCTGAATGGCGTGCCGACCAATGTGGTCGGCGTGGTCGGCTCGGCCTCCTGGGGTCCAATCGGCCAACCGGTGATTGTCGCCACAATGGCGGACTACGCTCAAAGCTTCGGACCGATTATCGCACGCAAATACGACATGGGAACCCAGGTCTCCACGGCGGTACAGCAAGGGGCCCAAAACTTCCGCTGCGTAAGGGTTACCGACAACACCGATTCGGCCGCACAGACGGTTCTGCCGGGCACGACGGTCACCTTTACCGCACTCTATACGGGATCGCTCGGAAACCAGGTCGCACTTGCACTCACGATAGGATCAAAGGCCGAAACCTGGCGGCTGACTGTCTCGCTGCCTGGTTTGCAACCAGAGGTTTTCGACAACATATCTGGGACCGGCGCACTCTTCTGGTCGAACCTTGCCACAGCCGTGAACCAGGGACAGGGATCGCAGCGAGGTCCGTCGCAGTTCGTCGTAGCCAGCTCCGGCGGCGCCACCCTGGCGCCAAGTCCCTTCACCATTGCGCTGGGCACGACTACCGCCGGCACGGACGGCGCGGGCAACCTTGCGGTCTCGGGGCTCATCGGCGCCGACATGCCGCCGCATTCCGGCATGTATGCGTTGCGCGGCCAGGGTTGCGGTATTGCCATGCTAGCTGATGGAGACGACCCGGACTACTGGACGACACAGGCTGAATTCGGGCTCGAAGAAGGTATCTACATGATCCTAACCGGCCCGGCTGGTGACACGATCCAGAACGCTGTCAGCGTCAAGCAAGCGGCCGGCCTGGACAGCTACGCGGCTAAGCTGATGTTTGGCGATTGGCTGTGGTGGTCGGATCAAGTTAACGGTACCATCCGCCTCGTATCGCCCCAGGGATTTGCCACGGGACGACTCGCCAACCTTTCGCCTGAACAGTCCAGTCTGAACAAGCAACTTTACAGCATAATCGGGAGTCAGAAGTCCGGCTCACCCGGATCAGGCCAAAATGCGTCCTACTCGTCCGCTGATCTAGCCGTGCTGTTGGGCGCGGGCATCGATGTGATCAGCAATCCGCAACCAGGTGGCAGCTTCTGGGGAGTCCGGGGCGGACACAATTCGTCATCCAATGCCGCGATCAACGGCGATAACTATACACGGCTCACCAATTACATAGCGGCGACGCTTGCGACCGGCATGGGCCAGTATGTCGGGCAAGTGATCACATCAGATCTGTTCCGGCGCATACGTGCGACGCAGCTTTCGTTCCTCCAGAATATGCTAGGGCAAGGCCTTCTGGGCAGCACCGACGGCAGCCTGCCGTTCAGCGTGATCTGTGACGCGTCGAACAATCCTTCCAGCCGGACCGATCTCGGCTACGTCCAGTCTGATGCACAGGTGCAGTACCAGGCGATCAACGAGAAGTTCATCATCAACCTGGAGGGCGGACAGACCGTGCAGGTATCTCATCAGACACTGCCCAGTGGTCAGGTGTCCTGAGGAGCGCACCAAATGTCTTCGACAATGTTCTCGATTGGCCGCGACACTCAGCTAGTGGTCATAGGCCCGACAGGGCGAATCGATTTAACCCATGTCACATCGTTCGAAAGCCGGCAGCTCACCCAATCCGTTCGCGTGGACCGACTCGATGGCACCCAGTTGGGTACCGAACTGCCGAAGGGCTGGGAAGGCAGCTTCGAGCTCGATCGGGGAAACTCGACCGTTGATGACTTTGTCGCCGCAGCCGAGCAACAGTATTTCAATGGTAACAGCATGACGGCGGGCACGATGTACCAGTATGTTACCGAGACCGACGGGTCGGTATCGACATATCAGTATGACAGCGTAAACTTTCGACTAACGAACGCCGGGACGTGGAAGGGCGACAACAGCGTAAGGCAAAAGCTTGAATTCTTTGCCGTTCGCAGGCGCCGCATCTGATGACCCCTTCAGGCACGATATTGGCCGCCGCAGCGGCAACCGAGACGGTTGTGGACGGCGACGGACGCCGCCTTACCATTCGACGTCTGAGCGCCCTCGACCGGCTCCGGCTGTTCAAGGCCGCTGGCCCGTTGCTTGCTCAAAATCATCCTTGGCTGGGGATGGCGTACATCGCCTTTGCGGTTGCTGCCATAGATGATGTTCCAGTTCCGCCACCTGCCAACGAAATGCAGATCGAGGCGATGGTGGGCCGCCTCGGAGACGCCGGTATCGCAGCGGTTGCACAGATCTTGCAGCAGACATCCGAGCCAAGCGCCGCAGGGCTCCTGGAGAACGCGGGAAACTGAGCAGGCACCCCGACCTGGTCGACTGTCTCTATCTGGTCCGGAACGGGGTGCCATTCGACGTTGCATTCAGCCTTCCGCCAGATGAACGCATGGCCTTTGTCGTCGCATTAGGCTCATTAGAGGGTCGAACGTTCGACTGGCGCGACCTCCGGTGGAGGCCGCAACGATGACAGAAGATCACATGCCGATCGGTCCCAGCCTCACACTGGGCCTCGGGATTCCCGAGGTGATCGGACTTCTCGAGCCGGAGCTGAACGCCCTGTACGCGACGCTCGCTGTGCGCTGCCCGATGCTGCATGCGCTCACTCAGCTTGGGCAGAGGTTGAACACATTTATGGCCAACGCCGCCCCGACTATCGAGTGGTCAGGGCATACGTATGGTGCTGACGCAGTGGCCGAACACGGATTGCCCGACGTGCCCGGACGGATCCGCGCCGGCCACGCGAACCGGTTGGCCACGCGCAACACCCGCAGATTGCCGCCACCCTTGGCCACGAACTCGTCGGAACGGGTAACGTTGGCTGAGGCAACAACTCCTTCGACACGGTACATGCCACTGTATTCTGCAACCCCGGGTCAGCGGACGCCGATGCCTACTGCAAAGGCGACGGCTCGTAGTGATATAGGCACTACAATAGCACCCAAGGAGCCATCCCCGGCCGAGCCAGAACCGAGCTCGAAAAGTTCTATTCCGTCAATAGCGATCATCCGACATGGTGCTGACGCGGTGAATACGCCATGGATGTTACAGCGCCTATCGCCATCGGTCGCAGCCTCTTTGTCTATGGATGTCGATGCGGGCGCGTCGAGCGAAATTGGTGCCGCGACGGCCGTCACACCAGCCGTGGTGCCAAGTAACTTGTTCGCAGCTGATGCCGAGGCCGCATCGACTCAGCGAGTCGGTGCGTCCGACGTCGCATCGTTCGCAACGTCAGCCCCATTTATGGGAGTAGCGGATACAGTCATGGCGTCCGACCGACTGGAGGGGCTATCGCCATATCGGCAAGGATCGCGGACGGCCACTGAGGACCGGACGGAAACCGAGTCGGAGCCACGGCAGGGAACGATCGTTTTGGATGGTGCGCAACTAGGCCGCTGGATGATCGATCATCTTGAGCGGCGCGCGTCGCGGCCGCGGGCCATGACGACAGGCATCGATCCTCGCATGAGTCCCACATTTCCTGGCGCACCGACCGGCGGATGAAGCCGTGAACCACGTTCCCCTTACCTTCGTCCTCTGGCTACGCGGTGAACCAATGCCCGATATCACCTGGCTGGGCGAACCGGTTGCTATATCGATATGGGTTCACAGCATGCGTATACCGGACTTGCCGCTAGCCGAAGACGACGAGGGCAAAGCTGCAGCAACCGTGATGGACAGCGATGCGTGATGTAGCCCTCCTGCTGGGTCCGGTCGCGTTTCAGGACTTCGAGATTCCGTCTGGCGTGAATTTCGGTGGCAGACAGCGTCTCGCATTGTATCGACTGCCTGGCGGGTCCAGGGTTATCGACGCGCTAGGACGCGACGATGCTCAAATCAGCTTTGCTGGCATTTTCGCTGGTCCAAATGCGACACAGCGAGCGCGCTCCCTGGACCAGCTTCGGGTCGCTGGAACCGCTTTGCCGCTGACCTGGGACGTTCTATTCTATACCGTTCTGATCAGCAATTTCTATGCCGATTATCGCAACGGCTGGTGGATTCCTTATCAGATCGTGTGTACCGTCTTGCGGGACGAGGCTTCGACGCTGCCGCAGCCGGCACTTGAGCGCAGCCACTGCGTACGCGGCAGATGCCGGTCTGGACCTGTCATCTCTACAGGCGACAGTAACGGCACCGAATGCGAGCACCCGTGGTACGGCGAGTTACACATCTGCTCTGTCCTGTCTTGTCGGCGCTCTGTCCTTCATCGAGAACTCTATGGACGGAGCGGTGGCTGTCCTCGGTAGCCTCAACGCCTTGCAAGCGAACACAGCACAAGCCGGAGCGGAAAACCTGCTGGCCGCGGCGGATGCGAGTAGTCGGCTCAGCTCGCTGGTCTCTGCCGACGCCTATTTGCGTCGCGCCGTCGCCAACCTGGCCAACGCGAGTACCTGACTATGAAGACAGTCACCGTCGCTGGCGACAACCTCTTCCGAGTTGCGGCGGAGCAAATGGCCGATGCGACACAGTGGATTCGTATCGCGGAGCTCAATGAACTGTCCGACCCAATGATCATTGCCGTGACCGAGCTGCAGATACCAGACTGCGATCCAGCTGCGGGAGGTGGTATTGCCGCTCAGTAGTTCGCAGCTGCGCGCTCCACGCTTGCAGCTACTCGCCAATGGTCAGGTAGTCGCCTGCGCCATTGCAGCTGAGGTCCTATCGAACAATTACTATGCCGCGGACCGGTTCAGTGCCACGGTTGGCCTCCGCCTTGATCGACGGATCGACGCGTCATTCTGGGCCAGCGAAGTCGATATCTTACTGGAGGTTCGGATCAGTCTGGATGGTGGCTCATCGTACACTAGCCTGATACAAGGTGAAGTCGACAACGTGGCGATCGACTCCACGCTTGGATTGGTTCATCTCGATGGCCGCGATTTTACGGCATCGCTGATCGAGGCGCGGACTCAAGAAACCTTCGCCAACCGCACCGCAAGCGAGATCGCATCGATCTTGGCTAAGCGCCATGACCTGACGTCATATGTCTCGGTCACAAGCACACCTGTGGGTCGATACTACCAGAGCGAACACGATCGTATCACCCTCGATCAGTTCAGCCGCGCGACAACCGAGTGGGATCTTCTGGTATTCCTGGCTCAGCATGAGGGCTTCGACGTCTTCGTGGCAGGGCAGTCCCTGTATTTTCAGCCGACGACGCTGGCAGGGCATTTGGCAGTTTCGCTGCGGCCAGAGGACGTGACCGACCTACGGCTGGAAAGATCTCTGACGCTAGCACGCGACATCGAGGTGGTCGTGAAGAGTTGGAACTCACGCCAGAACAGTGCATTCGTTCAGCGCGCACGGGCTTCATGTCTCGGTGGCGGTTCCGGAGGGTCCGACACGGCGCAGTACTACGTTGTCGTGCAGCCGAACCTCATACCTGACGATGCCCTGAAGCTTGCGCAGAGAAAACTTGCAGAGCTAACGCGCCACGAACGGACGGTCAGAATTGCCATGCCAGGTGAGCTAGCTCTCAGCCCCCGCAGCATGATTTCGTTGGGTGGAACCGGTACCGACTTCGACCAGACCTATTATATCGATGTCATTGAACGACGGTTCCAGCCAGGCGGCGGTTTCACGCAGACCATCCTGGCAACGAATACTTCGCCTCGTACCGTTACTCCGGCGTCAAGCGACGCGATAGGCACTGCAGCCTAAAATGGAGCGCCTTCTCAACATCATCAAGCAGCATGCGGGCGCGCTGGATCAGGGTGGCAGCCAGCCTCGTTTTGCCACGGTGACCTCCGTAAACCCAGAAGCCGCGACTGTAAGAGTGACGCTTCAGCCTGAAGGCGTACTTACGGGTTGGCTGCCAGTCCTCTCACCTTGGATCGGAGCCGGATGGGGCATGTACGCCCCACCATCACCCGGGGATCAGGTCCTGGTCCTGGCACAGGAGGGAGAGGCAGAGCACGGCGTTATCATCGGCTGCGCATTCTCAAGCGCGCAGACACCCCCGACGACGCCGGTCGGTGAACTTTGGCTGGTACATTGCGCCGGCAGCTTCATAAAACTGAGAAACGACGGGACGATCCAGATGCAGGGCGACCTCCACGTCGATGGTGACATCTTCGATCGCCAAGGTTCGCTGTCGCGTTTGCGCGGTCATTACAACGGTCATACTCACAGCGATTCCCGCGGCAGCACGACCACTATCGCCAACGCTTCGGACTGAGCATCGTGGCCGATGCATCGCACCAGTGGGGTTCCGACCTGCTGGCGAGCCCGACTGGCGATATTGCAACGGCGGTCGGCCCTTTGCTTGGACAGCAGCGCATCTTGCGTCGTCTTCTGACGAACCCCGGCGACTACATCTGGCAGCTCGACTACGGCGCTGGCCTGGCGCGCTTCATCGGTCAGCCGGCGAATCCGTTACAGATCATGGCTGTGATCCGGAGCCAGATCTTCAAGGAGGATACTGTCGCGCGTGAGCCAGAACCCTCGATAGATGTGCAGATCGCACCAGGTGGAGCGTCCGGCACGGTCTATGTGTATATCCGGTATGTCGATGCGCCTACTGGTGAGACGCAGGTGATCTCTTTCTCGGTATCTACGTAAGCTATGCAGCTTTCACTTCGCACCTTCAATACTCTTGTCCAGGCGATGGCCGCGGCTGTTCAAGCGTCTGCAGCACAGCTCTTGGATCTATCGGTTGGGTCTACTCTGCGTGCGGTGCTGGAGGCGAATGCCTCGATTGGCCTTTGGATGCAGTGGCTCATTCTGCTGGTACTGCGCATGACGCGCGCCGCCACCTCCAGCGGTGCCGATCTCGATAGCTGGATGGCCGACCTCACGCTGATTAGACTTCCTGCCGTAGCCGACACGGGTACGGTGACATTTTCGCGCTTTACGCCAAGTATGGCTGCCCTGATCCCGGTCGGCGCACTAGTACCCGGAATCAGAGTTGAGTGATACGGCGATTTTTGAATCGCAGCTGGTGAACCTTCTTCTTGGTCCATGCGAATGGCTCAGCCGTCTCAT